GTAGTTTCTCCAGAATCTGTTTCCTCTCCTGTAGTTTCTCCAGAATCTGTTTCCTCTCCTGTAGTTTCTCCAGAATCTGTTTCATCTCCTGTAGTTTCTCCAGAATCTGTTTCATCTCCTGTAGTATCCTCGCCTGATGTAAATTCTTCAGTACCAGTTTCCTCTCCTGTAGTTTCCTCAGTACCAGTTTCCTCTCCTGTAGTTTCCTCAGTACCAGTTTCCTCTCCTGTAGTTTCCTCAGTACCTGAAAATTCTTCAATTTGAGTTTCTTCGTTTTCTTGTTCTTCTATCATAATAAAGTTTATATAAATATATTTATGTTGGTTATATATATATAAAACAAAAAGATTTCATTTTTATGAAGCATATTTTGGAATATGAAGATGGTTTTATCAATATCTATATTGACGAAGGGATCAAGATTCGAATAAGAGAATGGCTTACCCAGAGAAAGTCGGATTCTTCTGAAAAAATAGAGGATATAGTTTCTGAAGTTATGGCCAAGTTTAAAATAGGTAAGAATAAAAGAGATGCTATTAGATCCTACATTTCCAAATTATATTCATTATCTGATGAAATGTCCATAATAATGGATCCCAATCCCCAAATGATCTACAACAATCCAGATCAAGTACAAAGCTTATATTACTGAAAAGACTAGAAGATACAAATATATATAGAGTAAATAACTTCAAAGATATGAAGAGAATTCTCTTAATATTAGCTATTTTCTTTTCGACTTTAGCTTTAAATGCACAGACGGTTATAAATTTTCCAACTACCCAGGGATATTCTTGGCAGCAAGTTGGTAACACCTGCGCTGGATGTACTTCTTTCTTTGTGGGGGTAACCAGAAGTAATTATCCTAATGAAGTTGGAAGTTATAAATACTCTGTATATTACCAGTCAAATTCATTTGGACCAAACGGAGCTTCTAGATTGACCTACATTTCAGGAATAAGATACTTTTACTGGAATGGTTATTGGACATCCCCAGATAATTCCGGTGAATATTGGAATTTAATAGAGGGTGTACCCACTTTAGCTTATTCATACCATTCTCAAAATCCGCAGCTTCTAATAAAAATAATAATAGGTAATTATGTCTATCGTTGATCAATTAGACCCTTCGGGGAAGGAAATAGAAGTTGGTAATAAGAAATTTACACAGGACTCTAAAATAACATTTAATATAAAAGCTTTCATGTCACTTTTGATAATGATTGGTGTTATGTTTTTTGTTACTTATTATTTTATAGATAAAAGGATAGATGAAAGTGACGACGGCAATTCGGAAAAGATTGGAAAACTCGAGGTCCTAGTATATCAGTTAAAAGATGAAAGGATTACTAGTATAAAAGAACAGGTAGATGCAACAAACGGAAAAATGGAATTGTTAATGATGTTAATAAATTCCAATCAAATAGATGTGAGCGAAATAAGAAACCATACTTCAACTCCACCCGAGGAAGTTAACGTAATATTATCCCCAGTAACCCCTTCAACTCTAAATATCACGGAAGATTAATATGAAAAAGCTAATTGTAATAATAACCCTGTTTATTTCAACTAACATAAATGCTCAGGTTACATATGAAGGGGAAATGCGATCATCAAGTAAGCAAAATACTTTTAAGCATTCTCTAGATAGCTATGTAGATAGGTCTTTGTCAATAGATATTATTTTTCCCAGAACCGTAGCTTTTTTTGCGATAATAGATTCTGTTCATTATCTTCCAGTCCCCGAAAGCTTTAATTCAGGAAAACAACTTCTAGAATTCTTTTGGACTGGAAATATACATAATAGTGGATATTGTAGAATAGAGGTAAATACTGACAATGAAAGATTTCTAGTATGTACTAATTCAGAATGCTATATATTGGAAATATCCCCACCAAAACTTCCAGAGCATACTTCTAATAGGGACTATAGTTTTAAAGAAAAGACCGTCTATAAGTTTTTATATAGAGATACTTACCTAATATGGGACGAAGACGAAAATGAATTGATCTATAAATAATAAACGAAACTTATATTTCTATTATCCGTATAATATTTAATGGAAAAGGATAGAATAAAGATATTATATTTACTAAGAGGATTACCAGGTTCTGGTAAGACAACACTAGGTTCAACAATGGAAGGAATAGTTTTCGAATCTGATATGTATTTCAGAAGCGAAGATGGAACCTATAATTACAACCCAAAGAATATACAATCTGCTAATAATTGGTGTCATAATTCTGTTATGGATGCTATGGAGGCTTCTAAAAAAGGATCTAGTGAATTAGATAAGATAATAGTTTCGAATAACTTTACCACCGAGAAAGAAATGGAACCATACTATAAAATGGCGGACCGTTACGGATTTCATGTATTTAGTGTTATAGTAGAAAATAGACATAGTAAGGGAGGTTATACCCCACCTGAAGTAAAAGTATTAGCGGAAAGGTTTGAAACAAAATTGCTATAGTTCAATAAAAATTAAATTTTATCGTATTTTTTAAAGAAACTTTTTTAAATTTGGGTATATAATAATCACCTTAAAAAAACAACATGAAACTGGTAGACGCACTAAGAACTAAAGATACTTTAACTGAGAATGGGATGACAACCAATTCATCTTCTCTAAATTCTTGTGTTGATCTCTTCTTCAATATTGGAGCAATGAGAGGCCAGGATAAAAGTAAATTAATCTCTAATTTTTCCTCCGCTTTTATAGAGGATCCAACGAGGGCTTTAAAAATCCTTTTCTGGGCGAGAGACGTAAGAGGAGGTGCGGGAGAGAGACAGATATTTAGAGATATTATGGCTTACCTAGCAGAAAATTATAAAGAGCAATTAGCTCCTAATATTTCTTATATTCCTTTATTTGGTAGATGGGATGACCTTTTGGTTCTAGAAGGAACTAGTTTACAGAACGAAGCTTTCTTTTTAGTTGGACAAGCAATAAAAAACGGTAAGATGGCAGCAGATGTTCTCCCTGGAATAGATAATATGTCGGAAGAAGAATGCATTGAAATGCTTAAGAGCCTTTAGCTTTACATTTATTAAAATGATGTCTTTTCATGGATCCATAATTTATGCTTTCCTTACTACAAAAGGGACATTTAAAAATTCCAATAAGTGTTTTTGGTTTACTAAATGTTCCCCTTTCCTTTTGTTTTCTCATAGAATTTTTAGCTTTTTCTGAACGTTTTTTTAATACATTCTGATTTATATCGGGGTTCATTTTACAATTATCTCCGTGGAATCTTTTAAAATTACCCGGATCTATCTTTTTGTTGCAATGCTCACATACACTTTTCGGTGTATTCATTCTTGAATTACTAATCGCAATCCTCCTTTTTTCCGAACATTTCCCAGTTGGTTTACCTCCTCCTTTATTCCATGCTTTATATTTTCCGTCAGAGTATAGTTTGGTATGAGCCTTTTTATTATTTTCTTTATGTTTATCTGATTGTCCATATTTCCAACCATCAGAAATTGGAATACTTTGGTCATGAAATGTACCAATCCCAGTTTCGATGTGATGAATGACCTTAAGTCCACTGGAATCATAGACAGGCATATTGTTGGTTTTATTTATAAATTTAGAATTTTTGTTAGTCTTTACTCTTTCCAGAACAGCAGTTTCCCAATTTCCCGCATCTATTTTATTAGAAAAGGTTTTAGTTACCTTAAATTCAAACGAATTTTTCCCATACTCATTTATAAGTTTTTTAATATGTTTTGATGAGGTAAAATAAGTTATCCAAAAATCATTTGGGCTACATCCTTTAGCCCAACGAACTCCGTAATAATATTGTTTAGTTGGTTTAAATACGAGTTTGTAAGTGAATGGTATGGTCATATATTATATACCAATACAAGGCATCCATTTAGATGATTATTTAAATAAATTTTAAATAATCATCTAAACATTAAAAACTTTTATTATATTAGCGGTATAATAAAATATTAGGTAATATAACATGGAGACAAACAAAGACATTCTTAGAAGGAAATTAAAAAATCTTGAATTTATTGGCTCTACTGCTGCCAAATGGATGCCAAGAAAAGGCAAAGTAGCTTCTAAGCTTAGAAATTACTTGGGATTCTCACCAAAGCAATATAGAAAGACCCTAGTTAATCTAACTAATGTAATAGAGACCGCTATGTGTTCCGGAAATTGGGATGCTATAGAATATGGTAAAATACCTTCTGTTGCAGCTTCTAGATATCAAAAAGCATTCTGGAAAAATGATGAGTCTAGATACTCCGAATATGTAGAATCCCTTAAGAAAGGGGAAGCAAAAATAAATGCTGGTGCGGTATATCCTTATGATATTATAAAGGGTATGAAATACGGGGATGTTTCTGTTTCTACAGAGCAGTGGAAAGCTTTACCTAATTATTTTGAAGATGCTGATGGTGAATTAATTCTACCTATGGTAGATACCTCAGGGTCTATGGAAACCCCAGCAGGAGGAAATAAAACCGTAACCTGTATGGACGTGGCTCTTTCCCTAGGTATTTATATTTCAGAAAGAAATTTAGGACCCTTTGAAAATGCATTTTTAACTTTTTCTGGAAGCCCTGAACTTCAATATCTAACAGGAGATCTACAATCGAGATTGACTCAACTACGTAGAGCATACTGGGAAATGAATACAAACTTGGAAGCTGCATTTGATTTAATTCTCCAGCAAGGAATTAAAAACAATCTTAAAGATTCTGATATGCCTACTAAAATCCTAATCCTTTCGGATATGGAATTTGATTCTGCTACCGGAACTGGAGGTTGGGGAAATTCTAACAAAACCCCATGGAACCCTTCGGCCCATGAGATGATAGAAGAAAAATTTTCTAAAGCTGGATATAATATGCCACAAATAGTATTCTGGAATATACAATCTAGAAACGGTGGAATCCCAGTATCTTTTGACACTAAGGGAACCGCTTTAGTTTCTGGTTTTTCCCCTTCTATTATGAAAAGTTTACTAGGGGGTACAATAGAATCACCAATTCAAATAATGGATAAAACCATTTTAGATGAAAGGTACGAAATGATTAAAGCTTAATAGATATATAAGAATATTGGTTTCTTACAGCAATTTTAAAATTTATATGCAAAATAGATAAAAAGAAACCAGATGGATCGGTACAGCAAAGTTTAAAAACTACAATCAGAGAAAAAGGAATACGATCATACTTTCGAGTAAAGGTTGATTTCCATATAGGTCAAAGGGCTCCTATATAAACTAAAAAAAAACGTCCCAGGAAATATTACTTAGATCCTGAATAAAATCAAAGTTATCCAGACAGGAGAAATAAAGATCAATCCCGCAGGGGTTAAATAATACTAACTTCGATCCAGTTAATATTAATCTCAAGTAAGAAATTACTTGAGCTTTTTAGTTATATAGTATATGAAATATCTAAAAATTTACGAAAGCGAAAATAATCTCTTAGATGACTTAGAAGATCTAACTATACATAAAAAACTTATGGGATGGTGGATTTCGGAAATTTCTGAATATGAGATTCTTCATATTTGTATATTTGCTAGAGATTTCGAAAACGCGAAGAGACTTTTCTTAATTAATTCTGTTTTTACCGGCGAGACAGAAGAATATGAAAATGATATTGAATATACAGGTAAGTTAAAAGATTGGAAAGAAGTTTTTAATTATTATTTGGAGGCTTTTGATGACGGAGGAAGTTTATGTATTTGGGAAATGAAACCTAGAAACCGAAGGGGAGAAGAGGAAATTGAATATTTACGGCAAGAAAGAGACCTTCCTAAAATTGTTGATTTCGGAAGGAAAGTATTTTTAGATTTTGATGAGATTTTAGATAAGTATCCAGAAGGACAAAATTTATAGCTTATATGAAATGCAGCATTTAAAAAAGTATGATGAATATAATGACCTCTTAAAAGACTTACAAGATCTTGATTTAGCTTTTACGAAGGAGGAGATGGATATGTATGATTTTATAAAAGAGTTTGGAGGAAATAAAGAGCCAGAGGACTTTGCAGACTATTTGAAAGATTATTATAAAAACCCTTCGGATTATGATATAGATACAGATTCTGATTATTATTTAGCTATTGGAGATTATTATTTGGATATTGAAGAATTTAATAAGAATAGGAACCCCTTTTATGCAGGTACTGATGTATGGAAAATAAAAGAATTGGAAAAATCTGATACTTACCAAACATATTCTAAAATGTCTAAAATTGTTTTAAAATAATAGAGCATTTAAAAGAGTATGAAGATTCGAAGGATCTTCTAAAAGATCTACAAGGATTAGGATTAGCTTATACGAAAGAGGAAATCGATATGAGAAGCTTTATAGAATTTTCAGAAAAAATTTTAGAAGATTCCTGGCATTCTATTTTAGATCCTGAAGATTTATATGAATGGATAAAACATTTTCATGAAAATCCGAAAAAATATCAAACAGATAAAAAGCCTAAATTTCGCGATCTTTTACGGGAATATTTAGAAGGATTGAGCGAAGCAATTAGAATTCGTGACGGTGGACCATCTTCATACGATACTAGAGATTTTAAAGAAATGGAAAGAACGTGGGTCTATTTACTTTATAAAGAAATGTGGAAAACTTTTAATTAACACGAAACAAATCATCATAAACCTTACTATAACATAAAAATAGAAAGGATCTAATCCAAAAATCCAAAAATTGAAAATAACTTTCATTTCTGACACCCACGGATCTCATAAAAAATTAGACGGTTTCTTACCCGGAGGTGACTTACTCATATGTGGTGGTGATATAACTGGAAGAGGTCAAAAACATGAGATTGATTCTTTCTGCGGATGGTATCATAAAATAGAGGGATATAAAGAAAAAATACTAATAGCTGGAAATCATGATTGGGGATTTCAAAAAAACGAATCTGAAAGTTTATCCCTAATAAGTGATCATAATAGAAAGATAACTTATCTAAAGGATCAAACTTATTTTATAGAAGACCAAGAGGTTACTATTTATGGTTCCCCTTGGCAGCCTGAATTTTTTAATTGGGCATTTAATCTTCCCCGATATGGAAATGAGCTTGAAGAAAAATGGAAAGCTATTCCCGAGAATATTGACATTCTTATAACACATGGACCTCCTTATGGGATATTAGATTATGCTAAATTTAGTGCAAAGAATGTTGGGTGTGAATTACTTTTGGCTAGAGTTAAAGAAATAAAACCTAAAATCCATATTTTCGGCCATATACATGAAGGATTTGGGTATGTGTTTAATGGCGACACACACTTTATTAACGCATCAGTTTTAGATGAAAATTACGTCTTTAGAAATAGACCTTTAACAATAGATTGGAATCCAACCACAAACGAGGTAGAATTCTTATAGTAATGGAACAGTTAGATAAGAAAGTAAACTATAACTGCTCAGTATGCGGTAAGGAATTACCAAAAGTCCTAAATTTAAGCAGAGTTTGTATTTCTTGCATTATTAAACCCAAAAAAAATGGCTAAGAGAATACCAAAAGAAACCATATGCAGTTTTTGTATAAAAGCGATATTAGATAAAGATGCATATTCAGTAAAATTAAAAATGCACGATTTCTTAGATACACTAGAGGGTAATGTATATCATACTCCTTGTTGCAAAGATTGTTTAGATTCTGATAGAATAATAGGGGTATTCCGAACTCCAAAGGCCGATAAACCAAAAATAAAAACTAAATCTAAAAAAAATACGAAATGATCTATTTATCCATAGATATCGAAACTACTGGACTAGATCCAGAAAATAATCAAATTCTATCAATAGGAGCTATTATTGAGGATACTAAGAACACTCTTCCCCTGGAGGAGTGTCCTAAATTCCATGCTGCTATTAAAAGATCTGGTGATATCACGGGAAGCTTTTTCGCTTTGAATATGAATGCCTCACTCATAGGTGATATTGTTAATTATCAAAACTCACAAAATGATGAAACTAGAAGATTCGTTGAATCAGGATCGGGGATGAAATTCTATAATGAGGATGAAGTAGCGGAAGAATTTTTTAAATTTCTTTGGGATCATAAAATTCCACAAGAAGGGTTTTCTCCGGAATGGATTTTAAATGCACAGATGTATTCTCAAGGTGAATCCACATATCCTATAATAGGGTCTAAGATTCCTAAAACTTATTTAAACGTAGCGGGTAAAAACTTTGGTACTTTCGATCTTAAATTTTTAGAAAAACTTCCTAGATGGAAGCAGCTATTTAAAGTAAGATCGAGAATTATAGATCCTGCGGTACTTTATGTTGACTGGGAAGATGATGAATCTTTACCCGGTTTAGCCCTTTGTAAAGAAAGAGCTGGGGTGGAAGGAAAAGTTACTCACAATGCTTTAGAAGACGCATGGGATGTTATATGTACACTTAGACCTTTTTATGAAAAATAATATGGAATATATTCACTTTTAATAAATAAAATAAATGAAGATTTGGGATAGGGGAAAAATAAAAATTGTACCTTTCATGTTTATTTGGTGTTTTCCAACCTTTTTAGCTTTCTTTCTTTTGCTCTATAATTTTGCAGAAATTGGTTTAAATTGGTCTTTGGGAATAACCGGATATGTTTACCCCAATGATGTAAGAAATTCTGCTGAATATCACGTACTTTCAGAAAAAATTAAAAAGTTAGAAAAATGAAGGAAGGAATAACAATAGAAAAAGCTAAAGAAGATTACAATCCTAGAAAAGCTTTTCAAATTATGATCAACGATAAACCATATCAGATATGGTCTATAGATGGATTAGAACATGAAAATGGTAAATGGAACGGAACTCCAACAACTTGGTGGCTAGAATATTCAGATGCTGAAAAAGAAAGAGAGCTAATACCTTTTGTTGACAAAATGGTCCATAGAGTATGTTGGGGAATTGACTATAAGCAATTTAATACAAGTAAGTATAAATGGGACGAGTGGAGTATTTCTAGTAGAGGTGCATGCACTATTAGTGCTAACGGAAAGGAAGTTTATAAATTTCATTCCCATGATTTGGGATATGCTTTAGCTAAAGCTCAAACTACAATAGTAATAATTTCTGAACATCCTTATAATTTCATAAACCCTTCTGAAGAAAAAGGAAGAAAAATTTGGTACTATGGAATCCCAGCAACTATAGAACCTTCCGATTACCATCCAGGTGAAATTTCTATATGTCCAGACTATTCTACGGGTATCGATGAAAATCAATGGTGGAAGCTATATAAAGAAAGATCCCAAAATGTCCAGCCTCCAAAAGATATAGATGATAATTTACAAATGGCTGAATTGGATAATGAGCAGATGGAGGAAACTAGATCCTATGGAAAAATAAATCACGGGGATGCTTTATGGGATGGAATGATAAATTGGTTTAGACAATAATAGATAATAAATAAAATATGAACACATTAGATAAAAAATATACAGATTTGCTTCAGGATATCATGGAAAATGGGTATCTAAAATCGGATAGAACCGGGACTGGAACCATTTCTGTTTTTGGTAGAATGTTTAGACATAAAATGTCCGAAGGATTCCCTCTCCTTACTACCAAAAAAATGGCATTTAAAAATATCGTTACAGAGCTTATATGGTTTCTAAAAGGAGAAACGAATATACAATCTCTAGTTAGAGCCGGAAATTATATTTGGGTTGGTGATGCATATAAGAAATTTAGAAATGAAGCGGAAAAAATTAAAGAAGCTTATGAAAATGGAGATCTTTTGGGATCTCAACCTCATATAGAATCTATGTTTAGTGCCCCCGAAGAGTTAATTATTTTAAACAAAAAGGAATTCATAGAATCAATTAAAACTAATGACGAATTTGCTAAGGAGTGGGGAGAACTCGGTCCCATCTACGGTAAGCAATGGAGAGGATGGAATACTAAAATTCCTATATCTATGAAGGATAAGATTGAATACGTGCTGTCAGGAAAAACAAAGAGCCCTATTGAAATGGAAAATTTAGCCATCACAGAGGCTGCATTAGACCCAAATGAAACCCCACAATTCGTAGAGATTGATCAAATCCAAAATCTGATTAATGATCTCAGAAAAAATCCAGATTCTCGGAGGATGATGGTCAATAGCTGGAATGTTGGAGAAATTGAGAATATGACGCTTCCTCCATGCCATTTCGGATTTCAGGTTTATACAAGGAAGTTGAACACTGATGAACGCTGTGAATTATTGAACAGGTTACATAATTTAGACTGTAAAAAAACAGAGTTACATACAGACGAACTGTTTGAATCAGAGGTAAAAACAGATTCAGACAAATTAGGAGTACCGTCTAGAGAAATATCACTTCTGTTTAATATGAGAAGTGTAGATGTTCCATTAGGACTACCTTTTAATATTGCAAGCTATGGAATATTATTATTGATTTTATCAAAAATGGTTAATATGATTCCGGGCGAACTTATAGGATCATTGGGGGATACTCATATCTATAACAATCAGATAGAAGGGATTGAAAAACAATTAACTAGAATCTCGATGAATTTACCAAATTTAATAATTTCTGAAGGTGTTAATTTCGGGGGAAATATAGATGATCTTTTAGCATCATGCGATGAGTATAGTTTTAAATTAGATGGATATGAAAGTCATCCATCAATAAAGATTCCTCTTTCTAATTAATTTTTTAAAATTGTAGATATATTAAAGGGTAAACCTAAAAAATATCAATAATATTTAATATGATTATATATGAGATTAAAAATAGGAAAAACGGAAAATCTTACATAGGTCAACATTCTTCGGATGAGCTAGGTAAATATTGGGGTAGTGGTAAATTAATAAAGAGAGCAATTAATAAACACGGGCTTGAAAATTTTGATAGGTATATTCTAGAGAGATGCTCTACAAGAGAAGAACTTAATGAACGTGAAAGATATTGGATTGAAGAAAAAGATTCTATAAATACCGGATATAATTTAAGTAAGGGTGGGACCGGAGGGGATACGTCAAGGTTTATTGAATATTCTGAAGAATGGAAGGAGGGGCAGAGACACAGAACTAAAAAATACTGGACATCTTTATCTGAATCTGAACTAAGAGAACGTTCAAATAAAGTTTCAGGCGAGGAAAACGGAATGTTTGGAAAGGTTGGATACTGGAAAAATAAAAATATCCCGAAGAATGTTATAAAAAAAGGATTAAAATCACGTAGAATTTATGTTGCTAACGGAAATCCAAACTGGAAAGGTGGGATATCAAAAAATAAATGTAAATGCGGTAAAAATATTGCGGCTATTAACAGGACTTGTTCTGATTGTAGAGATAGGAAGAGTAAAAATAATCCGTTTTATGGTAAGACCCATTCAGAAGAAATAAAAAAGAAATTAAGTGAAAATAGAAAGGGTAAGAAGCCTTCAAATATTAGAAAAGTAAAAATCGATGGAATCTTATATGAAAGTTTATCAGAAGCATCTAAACGATTGAATTTGAGCGCGTCCTTAATAATACATAGGATAAAATCAAAAAATGATAAATATGGAGACTATGAGTACATTAATTAAAGTATTCTACGGACTTCTTCTTGAAATCCTAGCCAAGGAGGTAAATATGGTCCCAGGGGAGCTTATAGGTACCCTAGAAGACATGCATTTATATTCCAATCATATTGACCAGGCTAAGGAACAAATCGGACGTGAACCCCTGCCTCTCCCAAAATTGGATATAAAGTTACACTTTAAAAACTCTCCATCATTTAAACCTGAACATTGGATAGCAGAGGATTTTGATATAGTAGATTATATAAGTCATTCTGAAATAAAAGCCCCACTCTCAAATTGAAAAAATGAAAAAAGAAGCCAAAGAAAAATTGAACGAGCTAATGCATAATATTATTGGAAATTATGCATATAAAGTTCTTAGTAATAATACGGTAAAAGAGATAACCCGGGATCTAGATATTGGTATAAAATCTATAATGGAGGAATATTCTATAGATTCACCTGATGATTTTCCCATAGAATTTGAAATAACCGATACTGGATTATGGAGCCTAAATTTTAATGAAGATCTTTCGGATCTTTCCGTTTCTTTTAAACCTTCTGAAAATGCTTCTGAATTGGGTATAAATTCTATAAGGTAATAGGATAAATAGATAATGAAATATTTATACCTTTATGAAAATTTTAAAACCATTTGTAAATGTGGTTGGTCCTGGAAAGTAGAAAAATCTGACGATAGACCTTATTGGTGCCACAAATGTGGTTATGATAATACTGACGGGAAGTATTACATGGAAGATTTAAAATCTTGGAAGAAAGAGAACAACATTAAGGATTGATAATAACCAAAGTTATAGGGAGAACCGGAATAAATGAAGAAATCTTCATTAATCTTACCATGGAGGTTTTAGAGGAAGTAAATCTTGAGGTTCTTGAAACCAAAAAACATAGAATCCGACTAAGAGGGTTTTTATATGTATATGAAAGACCTGGTACCAGTTTTAAATTTATTTTATAACGGAAGAATGAAAGTTATATTTTTGGATCATGACGGAGTCATATGTTTATATGAACAGCACGGGGGAAGATTTAAAAAGAAGAAAAAGTTCAGGAAAGAAAACCCAACGTCTGGAAATGTTCCGGTAGAATATAGATTTGACAACTTCGATAAAAAATGCCTCCGGGTACTCAATTCTATCTTAGAGGAAACTGGAGCAGAAATAGTAGTATCTTCAGATTGGTGGCGATTTTGTAATCTAGAGGAAATGTGTGAATATTACCGATTACAGGGAATTATTAAAATGCCTATAGATTTTACCTCAGTTTGTCCAATACCTCCGGAGGATTTAGTAGTACCTGGTGATGAATTAGAGGAAAGTAGATCTTGGGAAATTAACAAATGGCTTTCTGAACATCCCGAGGTAACACACTGGGTTGCTATAGATGACTTAGATTTGAGTAAAAAGTATGGCCCTATTTCTGGGAATTTTTCATATGGTATTGAAAATTTTGTTTTAACTCCCAGAATAACTGAGGGTATTAAACAACTAGGAATTAAACAAAAAGTGCTGGATTTTCTGAAATAAATCCATTTCAGTTGCTATAAAAGATATAAATTAAAAATATGAACAGAAGAGATATTAATAGCTTTAAATTATTTGCTAGGGATAGAGGGATCTCGGGGATGAATCAACATTATTATAACAAGGCTGTTGAAAATAGTATGACCCCATATATACTGGAGGAAAGACAAATGAACGTCACTCAAATGGATGTCTTCTCTAGACTTATGATGGATAGGATTCTTTGGGTAGCGGGTCCGGTCACTGGACAAATGGCAACTATCGTACAAGCTCAATTGCTATTTTTAGATAATAGTGAAGCGGGGGATATAAATATGTACATAGATTCGCCAGGAGGGTCAGTAACAGCTGGACTTTCAATGGTCGATGTAATGGATTTTATTGATTCTGATATAGCTACTACTAATGCTGGTATGGCAGCTTCTATGGGGTCTATATTATTGGGAGCTGGTACCAAGGGGAAAAGATCCTCGTTAAGGTTTTCTAGAACTATGTTACACCAATCTTCTGGTGGAATTGGGGGAAATATCCAAGATGCTGAAATTGAAATGGCAGAATGGAAAAAATTAAACGAGCAACTCTTTAAGTTACTAGGAGAATATTGTTCAAAGACTCCTTCTAAAGTTAAAAAAGATGCATCCAGAAATCTGTGGCTCTCAGCTCAGGATTCTTTAGATTATGGAATAATAGATAAAATAATCAAAAAAGGAGGGAAATAAATTACAATTCTGAAAATTCGCTATAATCCATTTTTAATACAACTCATGAAAACTAAAAAACTCGTTAAACAAACTAGAAAAATCCTAAAGATTTTGCACTTTAAAAAGGGAAAAATAGAAACTAAAGGGATGGAGAAAAAATCATATCTATATGTAAATGGAGTTTATTCAGCCTATATTCATACATACAGGGATTCGCTCCGTTTCTATATTACCAACTCAGAATCCGGCGAGGAATGTAGATTCGAATTATGGAAGGATAAAGAAAAAATTAAAAGACCAACTTATGATAATGGTATAACTTTCATTTTTGATTTTGTTTTTAAAAATTCTTGCAAATTAATTAATAAATAACTATGAAAGACCTATTATTAGTAAAAATAATCTTACTTTGTATTATATTATAACTGCCAACGTCTAGGCTAAGGTTAGTAGCCTTTAATACTAACCATCAAATTATAACAAGACCTATTGAGGCTATTAACTTTAGCCATTGTTAGGCACTTTTAATTATGTCTCAAACAGCATCAGGAAGAATGAGAACAGAAAAATGGTACAACAAAAATGTATTTCCATTAATACCCCTAATAGAAATAAGGAAAGCAGACGAACACAATACAAGTAGTTTTAGTTTTAGATGGCTAATATTTACATTTTGGACTTTAGACGCATTTAGCTTTGAAGTTTCAATAGTTGCAACAGAGCATTGGGGGATTGGTTTTGTAGGTATATTGCCTTATTTAAGATGGGTAGTAGCTATACCTTGCCCTGAGTGGTTGGGGATGAAGCTAAGTAAGTTATTAGGACGCAAACCTTAATTGCATCCCAACGTTTTGGCTAAGAAGCGCAGCCTTAATCACGCTTCATTAAAACACAAAAAGTCGCATGGCTATGCTTTTTAGGTGTTGTTGTGCGCAGTTTTTATTATGAATTACATTGATATAGTAGAAGAATTAAATAGTCAAATTTACGAGAAGCATAAAGAAGTTGAAAGTTATTTTGAATACAGAACAACTGGTTATGCGCATTTAATTCTTTTTGACGAAATGCTTTTATGGAGCAGCGAAACAGATGACCGAGAATTTGATGAATCTGCTAACGATTACGAACCGCTTACTACGTTTATTGAAAAGCAATTCAATCAAATTACTGATAAGATGCAGAAACTTCGGTTTTAATTGCATTCCAACGGACGAGTGTATGAAAAGTAGCCCATACACAGACGTTCGGAATTATTACAAAACTTTATTAGGCTATTTTTTATACACATTGTTAGCGTTTCGTTTTGAGCGTTGGCAGAACTAAAAATAAAAATAATGACACGAACAAAGAAATTGTACGGATTTAGATTAGGGGAATCAATACCTAAATGGACTGACCGATTTGGAAGAAAAGGGGGCAAAATAATTCAACTTATAAGATTGAGATATTGTAATAAATTTCAGATTCAAATAAGCAATGGAGATA